GGGGTACCCGGCGATTACAGTCGACGTCGCCAGCCCTAGCGCGGGCAAAGCCCTATTGAAAGCAGCTGAACTCGGTTCACCGCTCAGCGAGGGGTGGCGCCTGCTGGAGGCACGCGCGCGAGTTAAATGGCTCACGAAGCACGCGGCCAGGTGTGTTGCGCCTATCACGATCGGGTCGGGAGGTTCCATAATGTATGACTTGAGGCCGTCAATCCTTGACGCAGCCTTCCCGACCGGAGGGGGTCAGCACATAATAGGGTTTGTGACGCGTGTGTTATACGCGACCGTCCAAACCCATATCAGGCCAATGTGGGCTCACCCAGGAGGTGTGCCAAGGTCGGCTGATGGCATGACACCTCTTGTGAGACGACAGCCAAGAGCCTCAAGGGTGCACGCCGGCGTTGTTCTCGGTTCAAGCACAATTCCAATCCCGCCTCGATTGCTATCATTGCCAATCGTGCCTGCGGGTGACCACATGGAATTGTTCAGGTCTTATGAGCATATCCATTGTGCAGGTGGTGCTGGTGTGATGTACACAGCCGCCCTTTCCGGGTGTGAAGTCCACGCCTGGTCACGATATCCGGACCGGGAATGGGTCACCACCAGGCCGACAGACCCCGGACCACAGGCGTTCAGCGCTTATGCATTGCTTATGCTAACCGGCGAATGCCCGCGAGGCTGTTTCGCCCCAACTGCTGTCCTCCCGACCTTGATGTCCCTATTCATGGGGTGCATACACACAGGGTGGCCATGTTTGTTGATAGCACACAAGTTCAGTTGCGTGGTACGACCCGCTATATACACTGGTTCGGTGCAAGAATCGGCGTGGCTACTGGCCACGCATGCTGCAGGTTTCCCGCTGAATTATCGCTGGTTGGCGTCCCTGACGACAGGGATGGCCTTTGCGGCGATCGATGCCCAACGATCAAACCCAAAGGGGGCTAGTGCCCTTGTGAGACGCATCATGAAATTCACGCTCTGCGGGTTGATATCACCTTGGGTCACAATCACATGCCACCATTTCCATGGCTTGGCAGCCGGGTTCACGGCATCTTTAGTCGGCCTGGTAACCGAGCACTTATTTGCTTTCGGAACCGGGGCCTTGTTTATCGCTACATCGATTTCCCGCACACCGCCGGAGGACGCATGGGCGGTTGAATTAAACTTGACTCATGGCTGCTTGCTACATGCGAGTCTATACCACGCGGCGCGAAAAGAGCGTATCGCAATTGAATTTGCAGGGGAAGGGATCTGGAAGTTACTCGGCACCGTCACGGAGCGTCTGTTTACTGACACGCCCCGCACAAAGGATGCCATCTTTATCCCCTTACCTGGCAATTTCAGAGCGGCCGACAGGCCAGTTCAATACACGCCACTTCGCAACTGCCTGACCATAGTAGTAGGGCATGTTTCAGAAGTTCCCGGCTATCAGGTGCTCGCGGCCGTGCTGGGCTTACTGGCGATCATCAACAGTTTCCTCGGCACCATCATTGCGCTCATCGCGATAGGGGCCACCTTGATCGCCGAACAAATCCAACACTATGTTGGCACGTATTGAGGGACGTGGAATACAACGGTTCGACCTAAAAGGACGGGCTAGGGCCCCCAACCACGACAGCTGCACGCGCTGGGGCCTGCTATCACCAAGTCGTAACACTCTTTAACAACTGGGCGAACACACACGCACACCTTTGCCATGTCACAACGCTGTAGGGCCCGCAGCTTAAAAGTAACGGGTCAAAACTATCGGAGAAGTACCAGGTCAACCGGGGGTCCAACCCGGGGTATGCAACTGAGAGCCTCGTGGCAAGGGATACCCCTTTGGGGAAGATCGGCCTGAGGACAGTGTGCAGCTAACGTAGTCAGGGGTAACCCTGTCGAGCGTGCCCTCTTATGGGGGTGTACAGACTGAAGCCTGGGAATCGCATTCCTCGTGCCTCTCTCCAAACAGTCGGACGGGCAGCCTTCCCCGAGGTCCCCGTTGTGGTTCCCCAGGGGATCATTCGCGCCAGGCAACTCCATTGGGATAGCCATTGTTTCATAAGGCGGCCTTAACTGATCGTTCTTGTTGGGAGCCACCAGACGGAGGAACCCCTTGGAGTAGATCCTGTCTGTAAAGGGCAGGTGAGAACTTGGGGGCAAAGCCTTGTTTGGCCCGTTCAAGGACCAGGAAAGAACCTTGCCCGGTACCCGGCCGAAAGCTACGGGCAAACCATACGACTCAGTCTCACAGACCCGATCAGCGCAACACAACTTCCACCACCCTAAACGACAAAGGTTCAGCTTGAGCCATAGCTCGCTGCCTTCATGGATTACTACGTCCCGCCCGATTACAGAGGCGGTCCACTTCACTTTGAGGAGCCACACCGAAATGTGGAAACCATAGCTGCTGATGAGAGAGGTCCCGGTGTGCCTATTGACGAGTGGGTGACCGCCATCATGAGCGGCACACCACAAAACCATGCAGTCGTCATATGTCGACAACATCGTAACTTATGCGTGGTGCCGGATTTCCGGCAACTCAAACACACGCTACCGCGTTCAGCAATGACGTGCGGGTGCAGTTTACGCGCCTATGGCGATCGTTGGGCCCAGGATGTGATGGTCCTGCGCCCCAATGACCACAGTCCAAGCGGTATTGCACACACTGTCATGCCAAATGTTGACTGCGGGGGTGACGCACTTTTGCAACGTTTGGCGGAAATGTACGCAGCGGCTGTCATTGAAGGCGCCCCAGTGGTAACAACGACCGCGGCTATCGCCGACACATTGGCTGAGATCGAGGCCGATACCACCATCAGTCGACTCCGCCTCATTGAGGACAGATGGTTCGCGCGAGGGGATGCGGCGCCAAAAGGGCTGAAGTCATTCAGCGCATTGGTCAACAAAGCAAGGTCGGTGCTCACAACCGACCAAGGAAACCGCTTGGTTGAGCTGTCAGCTTACGTCACAAGTCAAACGGTTTCCGAGTTGTCAACATCCGGTGCAATCATCCTCGTGGCGATTGCATCGGCATTCGATACAGTGCGCGACCACACCCCACTGCTAAACGAATTGGTTGACATTTTGCTAGACACAATCACACGCCTAGCACCATCTCTGTTCCGGAAACCCAAAGCGGCTTGGGCGCCGCTATTCGAAACAACCCGGACACATTACCCTGAAGCCATCCGGTTGGCATTGAACATGCCCATGTTCACCAACACTGCTGTCGACATTGACACAGTGGTGGCACGTCGACGAGCGATGCTCAATGAGAAGGCGGCCGAGCTCGGGGTGCAACAGATCCCGGAACTCACGCAAATCCGCCTGCCACATTTGCCCAAAAGGCCAGTGGTGACAACCCACGAGATTGAAATGTCCGGTTATCTCGCCTCTCTGCCCACAACCATTGACCCAATAATGGAGGCCAGAGCCAAACAATATGAGGCTGAGGGCGTGAAGATGGGTGTTGATGGGATATGGAACGAAGGCACCGCAGCTCGCGTCGCAACGATCCTGCGATACCAATCACCATCTTACCCTGACATGACACTGGACATGGAACTCAAGGCTGCGAAGATAGCTGACGCTCTCTTCGATAGCTGTCCCCAAGCATTCATTGATCCACTCCCAATGACGCCGAAGGATCAATTGCCTTTAATGGAAAAGAAGTTCTCGCCAGGGCTGCCCTACATCGGGGTCTTCAAGACCCGCCGCCAATTGATCGAGTCAGGTCATATGCAAGTGATCATGGACAAAGCGATCGACATATTGAAGTCAGGCCAATACCCTGACATAATGTTGCACACCTTCGTGAAAGAGTATGTGTCACCAAAACTTCGAGGGGTGACGGCAACTGAGCTCCTTGATAACTTCATTGCGAACTTCGCGAAACTTGAGGCTAACAAGCGGGTGCACTGGTCCGTGTCACTTACAGGCTCGGGCATGCCCTTGACAGAATCCGCGATGGGCCCTATTTTCTCAAAAGTTGCCCAGCACCGTCGCGTCATAGGGGCAGACTTCACAGCCGCCGACTCAACCTTTCCCCCCATGGGGTTTGAAGTGCTGGCCAAACTATACGAGCGTGGGTTAAATGGTCGTTCATACCAAGCACAGATGACATCGTTATTTAGGGCATCTAAACGTGCACTGCAACGAGCCACCATCATCGACCTACATGATGGCACTGCATACGAGAAAATGGGAGGCGGGGCTACCGGCCAGTCAGCCACCTCACCTGACAACACCTGGATAATTCCAGCACTCGTGATTGATGTTTGGTCAGAATTAACAGGGCGTGATCCGTTGACATTCTTCGACACCAACACATTTGCCAACACGTCTGATGACAATGCTTGGGGCACAGACGATGACTTCGATTTCCAGGAATTCATCGATCTTTTCCGTGCCAGACACGACATGATAATGCGCCTCGAATGGGAGGGCCGTGAATCCATGTCTTACTTGGGGCGCGTCGCGATACCTGGTCATTGCTTCGCACACGAATACGAGGCTTTAGACGCACCCGTGCCAGAATGGTCTATCGTTATGAACGCAGACCGAATGAGGATGAGACGCAGCGCGCTCAAGGCACGCCATGCTGTCGCCAACCCATTTGATCGATATATCAAAGGGGGTGCGACACTTGCCGGGCATATAGAATTGATGGGTCACCAACCCCATGAATACAGCCGTCTGGTGACGGAATGGGAAACAAACCTCGAAGCCGGCTTGAACCTCAAGCCTGACTGGAAGGCGGTCACTCGGGAGGCCCATCTCGCACAAGGTGGAGCATTAACGGATCGCTTGGGGATGGACATCCCTTTGTTCCCTACCCGCAGTACAGCACGTATCAATGGCAGCATGTACAACCACGCCGTCAAGCTGATGGCTCTTCCGTCCTACGAACAGGTAGTGGAAAACTCCATCAAACCCATTGACATGGAAGCCAGCCGATCGCTTAAAAAATACAAAAGGTTGATGGAAAAATCCTCATATGCAACGACATTAGACGTAGTCCTGGGCGACATTCGTCAAGGCATTTACGACGCCCTGCCGCCGTCGTTGTTGTCGCTCGCGCCAAAAGCAGACATCCTGCCGGCACAAGATGCATATATGTTGACTGAGCACACAGTCGAAAACTTTATCTGGCGTGTGAACGGGGCTCCAGATGACCTAGACGCCGTTTGGAACCTGGTAAGGGGAAGTCCTTACTCACCAGCCACAGACATCGTAGGCTGGAAACTTCTGATGGGCGACCTTGATTACAGGAAATCCGTCATGGTAATACCCCTACAGACACTTCAAAATAGAGCGTTATCCATAACAGGATGGTACCTGATATTGGATCGCTTGATTGCCATGGCCCGGCACATGTGGCTCATTGGCTTGGTCATACAGTTATGGGAACTGTTCACTCAAGATATGCCAAGGATCTATTCCTTCGTGAACACGATCAATTGGCACGCAACAGGCCGCAGTAGCTCTGTGCTTAGTGCGTTACAACCTCGTGATCAGTTCGCATTTCGCAAACGTGTTGCCGCGACGCTGGCTGAAATTCTGCCAATACCGCTCGGCGATGTTGTCCCTTGGGACATAGTGCTTCTGCCGGCGCCAACAATCGTCGAATGGTTGGCCCGGGCGTTAGTTATACGGCAAGGGCGGATCACTGAAAAGATACGCTACGACCCGCATATAACCGAACGCTGGGTGGCGATTAGTCCCCTCATTTACGGGTCACGCCATCGCTACCTGGCAGTTGACTCCCCAACCGCAACAGGGAAAACGTCATCTAACATTTACGCTGGGGTGTCCTGGCTATCCACGCACAGCCCAGGCACGCGAATATTTCTCGTTGTGCCGACAAAAGGGTTGCTAATGTCGGTGCACCTTGACAGATTGCCCAACGCATGCCAACAAAGGCTTGAAAAAGGGGTGAAGTTGGATGCGAAATGCCAAGTCTTCATCGCGACCTATGGCCATTTGCTTGCCAGGCTTCCATCAATCACGGACGCTGCAGATCATATCCTGCTCGCTGACGAGGTTCACATCGGGAGCCAAGAAATACAGGCGCTTTGTCACGCCTGGCCCGGCAGGGTTGTTTATCTCAGCGCAACGTTAGACACAACAAAGGTGCCGGCACCCAACACAACAGTCCGGACCGAGCTGGGGCCACGTTTCAAAATCACAAACCTCATAATCGAGGGTTCGTTGCTTGAACGGACAATAGAATACCGTCGCCTGTTTCCGAAAGCGGACAGGGTCCTTGTCATCGCTTCAACAAAACGTGAAGCTGATGAAATGGCCACCACACTGCAAGACATGGGTATCGAGGCATTATATGTGCCCTCGGGCGCCCAAATGCCCGCAACCGGTTGGATAGTCGCGACACCATACGTTCGTGTCGGCGTAGACATCAAACCACATCCGGTCGCTGTGATATCATCCGGCACAACCTTCGAGCAGGATGGGTTACATCAACGCACACGCCCCACGACGTATAGTGAATACCTACAGGAGAGGGGCCGGGTGGGCAGAGCCGCCGATGGCCAGTATGTGATACCGGCATCAGCTGGGACCGGAACAGCTTGGGCACAACCACCCTCGTTAATGTTCTGGTCCAAGTACCGGTCACACATGCCGGCAATAAGGGTGGTCAACGGCCCAGAGCAAAACACCCGGGACGCTACCGGTTTACATCTGGGTTACACCGGTCCGCGCAAGATCGCAGTCAGTGATTTGCGGTGCTGCCTGATTCTTGCCAGTCTTCGGGGCGAGCTAGGCCATTCGCAAGCTTGGTCAAGATACATCGCCACTGCACAGGCTGATATCACTGCACACTACTCGTGGCTCGGTGTCGACGAACACCAGGTGCTCAGTGTCAACGCTGTCACAGCCCTCTTAGAAGAGGGGCAGTTAACCATAAAGCTGGAAGACGGCACGGCGTTGCCATTCACTGCAATAGGCATGGCAACATCGAGAGACAGATTTATCCTGACAACTTGAACGTCAGACACAATGGTTCATCCTAAAAGGATGGGCTTGGGCCCCACCCACGACAGCTGCACGCGCTGGGCCTGCCACCACCAAGTCGTAACATTCTTTAACAACTGAGCGGACACACTCGCACACCTATAAAACATCACAACGCTGTAGGGCCCGCAGCTTTAAAGTAACGGGTCAAAACTATCGGAGAAGTACCAGGTCAACCGGGGGTCTAACCCGGGGTATGCAGCTGAGAGCCTTACGGCAAGGGATACCCCTTTGGGGAAGATCGGCCCGAGGACAGTGTGCAGCTAACGTAGACAGGAGTAATCCTGTCGAGCGTGCCCTCTTTGAGGGTGTACAGACTGAAGCCTGGGAATCGCATTCCTCGTGCCTCTCTCCAAACAGTCGGACGGGCAGCCATCCCCGTGGTCCCCGTTGTGGTTCCCCAGGGGGCCATACGAATCCGGCAACTCCATTGGGATAGCCATCGTTTCATAAGGCGGCCTTTACTGACCGTCCTTGTTAGGAATCACCGAACGTAGGAACCCCTTGAAGTAGACCCTGCCTGTAAAGGGCAGGTGAGGACTTGGGGGCAAAGCCTTGTCGGGCCTGTTCAAGGACCAGCAGAGAACCTTCCACGGTACCCGGCCGAAAGCTACGGGCAAAACAAACAACCCGGGTCAAGCTAGAGCCCTAGCTCGCTTCCCAAAATGACCAGCAAAAGATTGTTCGAAACCAAAGAAACCAAAGAGGGTTACACGATCTCATGGAAGGGATCTATCGAAGCATTCAACACGTGGGCCACGAGCCTAACGACCGCAACGGCCGCCGCCAAACTTGGTGACGGTCTCTTAGTCTGCGTCGTCCACGGGGACATCGCATTAGTTGGTGAGTCCGGGCCCCATTATAATGGGGAGGGACCCCGACCACAATTCACATGTGGCTGCCCGGTTGCGATCGGCGACCACAGGAGGAGTGAACTGGCGATCCCGCTAAAAGCAGGCGCCAAATGGCAACGGAAGGAGATTTACACTCTCGTAGGTCTCACGCAAGGTAAAGGCTTCCCGGTGGCTGGCAGCTCTTGGTTGCCAGTGACCGTGGAGCACCCGCTCTCCGGGCTCGACCCTTCACACAGGGCTGAGCAGGAGGAGCTAAGATGGGACTTTCGTCACGAAATCCCCAAGATCACTGCCCTTGAACTTACGGTCGAGTGCATCAAGGGTCATCACCACCTGGTAGAAAAGAAAACATACAAGGCCAGAGGCAAGCTCCCATGTGGCATGCCTATGTTCGATGAACAAAACCAGGTGGTCAACCTCAAACGAATCATCGGTGCACCACCTTGGTTCAAACATCGCAAGTACGACTTGCCGGTTTCCATTTGGAAAACAAAGGGAATCCAACTCGCGTTAACGTGTCAAAACCTATTAGCGCAGGAAAAACAGATGGGAAACATCCTGGTCATCCACAACCGACCAGGTATCCCGATCCACTACATCAACAAAACGATGATAGCGATCCACGACAAGATGCTCACGTCATCGCTACAAGCGGAGGACATCGCAGCAAAGAACTGGTGCATGGTCATCACGACCGGCGCCAAGCCTAAATTCGACCATGAGCCCGTCTGGCACAAATGGGCTGATTGGTGTGACGTCCTCACTAAAACTGGGGGCAAATTGACAGTTGATCACAGAGGCGTGCAGATCAACCCCCATCCCTTGACCGCCGTGGCAATGAGTCAACGGAGGCCTGGGAGGTCCAACAAAGTCGCCGTCCTGGATACAATAACCAAGGACGTCAACTACACGCATCCATTCGTCGATTATTATATCGACGTCGAGAAGATGCCATCAAAAGGGCGCTATGACGCGCTGATGGTCTACTCCTTAGAACGTTGGGAGTTGCCTCAGCGTCTACGCCAATGCGCCGCAGGCGGCCGAGTCATCAGCCCCGGCTCTATTTTCGGTTGTTGCACCGCTTACAACGCGGCAAAACAACTAGCCACCGACCACGATCTCGCATACGAGGAGGTCGCGATCGTCCAAAGCGGAGTCGCTTACTGGGAATGGAACATCCCATACGACTCGTCCATGGTGCTCACCACATTCAGTGGCGCGGCCAAGGGCCGTAACAAAGGTCACTTCAAACACGTAATTTACGTGGTGAAGCAGCTGAAGGACGCCCCTTCATTTGACAAGCTCGGCCCCGATGCCGGTTTGGACAATAGTTGGATATTCGCACCCGGCATGGATACAATCGAATCCGCGCGTGGGACGAAACTGACATGGCCAGGCAAGTGGCCAGGTCGTGAGCTCAAGTTCGATCTCGAATGGGACAAGAAATGGGCCTCACTCAAACCGTTCAAAGAACGGATAAATTACTTCTGACCCAACTAAAAGTTGGCAGGCAACGCCTGGCGGGACACAGATGAACTGAAATGTCATCTGTGGACTCGCTTTAGCATACGGGGAGGGAAAAGTTTATTTATTTCTACCTTCATCTCTTTATGCAAAATATGCGTACCAGGCGATCCAATCGTTTCGCCCAAACATGAAAATATGAACCATCCGGTTGAAGTAACCGATAATCATGCACAC